GATCGCCTTGTTCAGCTTCTCGACTTCGTCCTTGGTGACGGCGTCTTCGCCCTTCTTCTCGGCCTGCTTCAGGCGCTCGTCGTTCTTGCGCTTGAACTCTTCGAAGGTGGCGGTCAGGCCGTCGACGGCCTTCTTCACCTCGGCGGTCAGTTGCGAGGCGTCGTCGTCCTTGCGCTCGGGCGCGAGGGAGAGGGCGGCGCCGCTCAGCAGCGCCGACTTGCGGTAGTGCATCATGTCGGGGTTTTCCGTGGTTAGCGCAGGGCCTCGGAGGCCTTGCGGAGGGACATCAGGAGATCAGCGCCGCCGTCTCGGCGGGTGGTCTCGGAACGCCCTCCGTCACGGAGGACAAGCTTGCGGGCCACGCTCGTCGCGAGCTTGGCTTCGCGGTTGGAGAGCCCTTCGTCGCGAAAGGCCTTCTCCCAGGCGCTCGGGTCGAAATCGCCCTTCACGCCCGTGATCTGGGCTTCCGGCAGCATGGGGAAGGTGACCGGGGAGACTTCCCACAGGTCCACCTTCTTCAGGTGCCGGGCGCCGGTCTGCCGGTCGATGTCGGCGTCGCGGGTCAGGTAGCCGATGGACAGGCCCTTCACCGCGCCGGCCTTGATCAGCGCGCGGGCGGTGGCGGCCAGAGGCACGTCGAGCACCAGCTCGCCCTTCACCTTCAGGCCCTTGTCGTCCTCGACCATCTCCGTCCACACCCCGATGGGCTGGGACGGGTCGTGCTGCCAGAGCATGGGCGGGAAGGCCTTCTTGCGCTTCCACTCGGCCAGGCTCGCCTTGAAGGCGCCCGGCATCACCATGTCGCCGCCGCGGTCGAGGATCCCGAACACCGAGGCGTAGCCCTCGACCGTGCCCTCGTTACCGTCGCCGGCGAGCTTGATCTCGCAGTCGAAGGCGAGGCGGTCCACGCCGGACACGCCCTTGGTCTCCCATCCGGCCATGCGGTCAGTCCTTGGAGTTGTTGGAGCCGGGATCGGCCGGCGTGGTCTTGGCGACGTTGGTCGGCTCGCGCAGCGTCGCGGCGGCCCCACCCATCGGGTTCAGTTCTTCCAGGGCCCGGACCTCGTCCTGGGTCATCCAGGCGGGCGCTCCGCCGGCGCCGAGCGCCTTGGCGAGGTATTCGCTCCGGTCCTTGCTGGCGCCGCGGAGTAGGCCGTTCAGGTTGAACTTGACGTAGAGGTCCGGCTCGTTGGCCGGGACCAGGTTCACGTCAGCCGACTGCTCGATGCGCTCGCACCAGGGCTGCAGGCTGTGAACCACATGGGCGATGAAGAACTGCTCGGCGCTGGCGAAGGTCGGCGTCTGGTCGCCGGCGTGGCCCACCATCTGCGGGAACACCCGGAAGAACCGGCACACCTCTTCGATCTGGTGCTTGCGGGTCTCGAGGTGCTGGGCGTCGACGCCCGACATCTGTTGCGCCAGCCACTTCGCGCCACGGTCCAGCACCAGGGGCGCGTGCTTGTTCGGCCCGGTCGTGTGCTCCTTGATCCACTTGGTGAGCTGGGCGTGCTGCTCACCGCTGAGGTTGCCCTCGACGGCGTAGGCCCCGCTCGTCTGCGACCCGTTCTTGTGGAGCTGGGCGTGCGACTCTTCCAGCGCCAGCGAAAGCCCGATGGCCTCGCGCGCCAGCTTGACCGCCTCCATGCCCATCCAGGAGTTCCAGGACGGGCCGCGCAGGTGCCACATCAGTTCGGCCGGGACCGGCTTATAGATCCCGTCCTGACCGCGGACCGAATAGGCCAGTGTCAGGTCGGCGTTCCGCGTGACGTTGACGTTCCCCGGCTCCAGCGGGATCAGCTCGTGGACCCGGCCGCCCACCATGTTCTTGTAGACGAAGGCGTTGCCGCACAGGATCAGGTGCAGCATCACCGTTTCGCGGAACTCGAACGAGGTCTGCCACCCGTTCGGCCGGCGATAGAGCACCGAGTAGAGCGGATGGTCCGTCGCCGGGTCGGCCCCGCCCGCCTTGCGCGCCTGGTAGAGCTTGAACGGAACCTGAGCCACGCCTTCGGCCAGCACCCGCACGCACGACAGCACCGTGGCGACCTGCAGCGCGGTGTGATGGTTCACGGTCGGCCCGGCCTTGGACGCCGGGGTGAACATGAACCACGGCAGTTGGTCGAGCACCGCCGCGGACTTGCGTTCCGCGCCGGCCGCCAGGGCCCCGAAAAGACCCGACATCAGGCTTTCGCCCGCGCCGACAGGAAGGCGCCCGCCATCAAGAACAGGCCGCCGATGATGAAGCCCGCCGGGTGGTAGATCAGCCCGGCCCCGTAGGCGACCAGCCCACACCCGCCGAGTCCGGCGACATCACGGACCAGGGTCGGCGCGGCCTCGCGCAGGGCGGCGACGTCGATCTTCAGACGCATCACGCCTCCCAGAATGATTTGCCCTCGGGCTCCACGCGCTCACGCGCCTTCAGGCCCAGGGCCATGCTCAGGGCCACGGCGCCGTCGATGCGGAACCGCGCCTTGAGCTTGTCGAGTTTGCGTCCGCCGGCGGGGTCCATGGTCGCCACCGCGTTCGCCATGTTCCAGGTCAGCACCGGGTTTCCCGGGTGGACCAGGTCGTCGTGCAGGACCGCGGTCTCGAGCGCGTCGATCGCCGGGCTCATGTCCTTGAAGCCCTGTCCCCACGGGACCAGCCTCAGACCGTCGCCCTCTTCGCCGTCCTTGAAGGCCTGCAGGCCGATCTCGTCGAACTCCCGCAGGAGGTGGTCGATCTGCCAGCGGTCGTAGGCCAGGCCGACGACCCGGTGGGACTCGAACAGCTCCGCGACCTTCAGCGCCACCGCCCGGGGGTGGATGGCCCGGCCCGGAACCGCTTCGATCCAGTCCGCCGTCCATTGCCGGTAGGGGACCCGGTCGCGCCGTTCGTGGTCTTCGATCAGGTCGTCGGGCTTCCAGAACCAGGCCTGAACCCGGCTCCGGTTCTCCACCGATACGCCCACCAGGGCGGTGAGGTCGGTCTTGGCCGAGAGGTCGAGGCCGAGATAGATCGCCTCGCCCGGCTCCCACGCCGCGGCGCCTCTGCACCCTTCCCAATCGGCCCTTGAGATCAGGGTCGAGTGCGGCGCGACCCGCTGGTTCAGGTAGAGGTTCCTGAACTTCGGCTCCTCGGCCGGCAGTCGCTTGGCCTTGTGGGCCAGCACCCGGAGGTCTTCCAGGGAGCGGAAGTCCCCGAGCGCCGGGTTCGCCGCCCGCCAGCCCGCCTCGTCCAGCACGTCGGCCTCTTCCGGCGCCGCGTAGAGGTGGCAGACCGTGGTCTCGTCCGCCCCGCTCAGCCCGTCGTCGATAAGTTTCGACAGGATGTGTTCCGGGTCGTTGGACTGAGTCGAGATCGCGATGAACAGGGGTTCTTCCCGGGCGCCCATGGACGTGTCGAGCACGTCGTAGAGTTCCCGGTTCTTGGCCTGGGCGAGCTCGTCGAAGATGACCAGGGTCGGGTTCAGGCCGTGTTTCGTGCCCGCTTCCGCGGAGATGGCCCGGTAAAAGCTCCCGTTCGACTTGCACGCGATGGACTTGGTCGACGGGACCACGGTGAGGAGCTGTCGCAGCTCCGGGTCCGCCTCGACGATCTGCTTGGCGACCTTGAAGACCTGGGCCGCCTGCTCGCGGTCGTTGGCCGCCGAGTAGATTTCCCCGTTGGTCACGGCCTCCGGGCCCACCAGGTGGACCAGCACCAGGGCCGCGATCAGGGCGGTCTTCCCGTTCTTGCGGGCGATCGACAGGATGGCGCGGCGCACCTTGCGCCGGCCGTTCTGAAAGGCGGGCCCGTAGACGTCCCGGATGAACGCCTTTTGCCAGGGCCGCAGCAGGAACGGCCCGCCCTGCCCCTCGCCGCTCGGGACCGACAGGCATTCGATGAAGCGGATGACCCGCTCGGCCCGCTCGTTCAGGCGTTGCCGGCCCCGCCCCCCATCAGCCCCTCGAACCGCGACTTTGGCTTTTCGTCGGGAAGCTTGAGCGCCGCCCGCGACTTCGGATCCAGCCCCAGTCTGTCGCCTAGCGACGCCATGAGCCGGGCCTGCTCGTTTAGGATGCTCACCCACGGCGAGACGACCGGCTGGCCCTGCGAGCCCTTTGCGACGGGGCCTTCAACATCGACCTTCTCCGACGCCTCTTTGTGCAGGGCCCAGGCCCGCGCGAACGCGGCCAGGTGGAAGCTGTCCGCCCTGGCGTAGACGCCCGGGGGCATGGACTGCCGAATGACCTCGATGCACGCCTTGGCGTCGTCAGGCAGGTGCTCCGCAATGAAGGGATCGCCCTTCGCGTTCACACCCGGCTCGGAGATCGGGCGCTTGCCCGGGTTCCCCTTGAGTTTCTTGACCTGGGCCAGCTCGCCCTTGGGGCCGCGAGCGCCCATCTTTGCCTCTTATCGAAAAACGATGCGAAACCTGCGGCGGTTTGCGCGCGACGGGCCGACCGGTCGAGGAGGCGAGGGCCCCAGACTTTCGATCCCCCCCTGCCCGCCTCAGCGCCGCTGGTTGGCCGGGTGTCTCTGGTCGGTAGGCCACCCGCTCTCGTCACACTCGCCGCTGTAGCCCGCTCTCTCTGCCTTCTGCTTGCCTGCATCGTGACAGGGGGGGCAGAGGGCTTGAAGGTTGGCAGGGTCGAAGAACTTGGCCTCGTCGCCCTTGTGGGGGATGACGTGGTCGACCACGGCGGCGGCGGTCGTCCTGCCCTGCTGGGTGCAATGGCGGCACAGGGGCTCGGTGCGGAGGTGGTGCGCTCTCAGGCGCTTCCATCGTCCCGTGCCGTAGAGGTGACGCCAGGAGGCGGCTTCTCTGGACCGAGTGTCGTACTTGGACAGGGTCAGGCCGCGATCACGACGCCGAGGGCGACGCCGACCAGGAACACCACGGTGAGGATGCCACCGCACACGACGAGAGCCTTGGTGAAGTAGCCGTCGAAGTGGAAGGCCTCGACCACGTCGAGAGTGAGGTGGTCGGTGTTGGTGTCTTTGGCTTCGGGCATGGTCTGTCTCCGAAACGCAAAAGCCCCGGACCTTGCGGGGCCGGGGCTCTGGATGCGCTACTTGTAGCGTCTACTTTTGGTAGCTTGACTGTGGGCCAGGGTCAAGGGGTGGTGCTGCCCGCCCTCGCCTCGTGCTGCTGAATGACCGCAGTCAGGTCGTCCACGGCGACCTTCGTGGCCTTGATCTCCTCGGCCGTGGTCTCGGTTCGCCCTTCGCCCCGGTCCTCATAGGTCCGCATGTAGCCAGACTCCATGAGGTCGATGCGGCGGTTCATTTCGCTGCGGATACGCCGGCACACTTCAACGAGCCGGTTCTGGACTTCGGTCACTAGGCTCTCCTCCTCCTGACGAGCTCGAACGGGATACCATGTTGGGACTCGGTCGGCACGATCTCCCCGGTTTCCTCGTCGGCATAGACCACGGTCTCCTCGACCTTGGGGCCGGCGTAGCGTTCTCGCTCGGCCGAGGTCGGGGCGGGCTTGGCCCTCTCAGGTCTGGTGCTGATCTGCTCCTCGCGGACCATGCGAAGGGCCCGGAACAGGGCTTCTCGGCGCAGCCGGTAGAGGGGGGGCATCTCCTCGTCAGGGCTGCACTCGGCCTGCAGTCCGAAGGGGTGGCGCACGGCGCAGGGGATGAGTTGATCCGTCTCCGTCCGCACCATGGTCGGCGGGTTCTCCACCCACCACAGGACCCACATGGGGAACTTGTCGTGCAGGGCGAGGTCGGAGAGCTCGGAGGCGGCGCCCGGATTGGCCCGGAGCCGGTCCCACACCGCACGGAGCTGGACCATGGCCTCGGGGTCTCCGGTGCTGTGGTCCACGCCTCGGGAGGTGCGGTTCAGGTCCACGGCGCCCACGCGGGGAAGGTCCACCTTGGCGAGCTTGTGCAGGCCCAAGTACCAGCGGGCCGCCGACCAGAGCCCGGTCGAGATCCATCCGCGCTCCAGCATCAGGTCGAGGGGGTTCTCAGCCTTGGCGCACTCGGCCGAGGTGGCGTCGGGATCGCCCAGCAGTTCACGGCGGCGGGCGAGCGTGACCGGGTTCGGCTCGGTCGAGTGCTTCGCCTTGAGCTGTCCCGAAGGATACCGGGCGCCTTCCTTGCGGGGGCGGCCCTGCTTGGCCTTGCGGCGGGTTTTCTTGGTCATGGGGAGGGGGCGGCTTTCGATGATGCGGGGGGCTCGGCGCTTAGGCGCTCTTGGGGGTGAGGGCGGCGTCGATCATGGCCTGCCAGCAACGCTTGGGCGTGGCGTCGGGGCCGAGGTTTTGGGCGCACGGCCCCCAATCTGCGCTGTCCTCTCCCGCTTCGATCATGGCGGCGGTCGGCTCGCGCAGAGCCGTGAGCGCGGCGCCCGCCATGAGGTCGAGAACGCCCATGCCCAACGGGATCAGGTGATTGTCCGCGACCCGCGCCATGGCGGCCGCCATGCGGTGGCGAATGTCCTCGGTCACGCCTCAACTCCTTTTCCAGCAATGATCTGAATGGCTTCTCTGATGGTCCCTGCATCCTTCAGGCAGGACAGGGCCCGAGCGGTCAGGGCGAAGTCGGGGGACGCCGCGTTTTCGGCTTCCGCGGTCCGTGCGGCCCTTTCGAACTTCACGGCCAGGGCCTCCAGGCGGTCGGGAAGGTCGCTCATGCGGCCTGCCCCTTGTCCTGAAGGACGGTCACGCCGTGGGCGGAGAGGGTCCGGGCGAGTTCCCGTCGCAGGGTCGAGACGACGAACGAGTTGGCGCTGATCAGGGCCTTGCGGGGCACGTCCTGCCACTCGCACCGGCGGAGCCACGACCGGGCCCAGGGCTCGCCCATCTTGGCGACGATGTCGGCTAGCAGTTCCGGGGGCCCGGCGAACACGAACTCGGGCATGACCTCGGCAGGGCTCGCGGCCGCCTTAGGGCCCTTGTCGGCCTCGATGTCCACCCAATTGCGCCAGGCGGCGGACCAGTCACGCAGGCGGCGGTCCTCGGCCAGGGCGTGGTTCCTGAACCGCTTGGCGAGGGTGTCGGGGTCCAGGCTCACGCCGGCTGAGGCGAGCGCGCTTCGGGCCTCGGCCAGGGCATCTGCATCGGGGAAGCCGTCAGGGATGGCGGTTTCGGGCTTGCGCTTCGAACCCTTCGAAGCCCCTCGGCTCTCTCTCGCGGCGGCGCCGCGCGCTGAGAGAGAAGGTTCATCCTTCTCTCTCTTATTCCCTGTCCCTTTCCCTGTCCCTTTCCCTTGCGATCCCGGAACGATCCCAGCGGGGCTCCCACCGGGAGGTTCACCGGGAGTTCCACCGGCAGTCCCGGCGTCGCCTTCGTCCGGCGCTTTTAGAGCCTTCATCACGTGCTGCTTGGAGAGCGCCCGGGACTTCGGGTTCAGCTCCCGGAGCAGGTCGGCGGCGGCGGTGATCTCGGCATAGGTCGGGGCGGGGTCGAAGGTGCCGCCGTAGCGCTTGGCGTTGCCGGCGCCGCTCGACAGGCGGTGGCCAAGCTTCTCGATCCAGGCTTCCAGGGCGAACTCGGCCACCGTGGGGTGATAGAGCCGGCCGTCGTCGCACGCGGTCCAGCCGCGCAGGGCCTCGCCCTTCACCTTGCGCCACGTCTTCACGTCCCGGCCGAGGCCCGCCGCCTTCGCCAGCTGGGCTTCGTCGTTCTCCAGGGACGCGGCCGGGACCTGGTGCCATGCGGCCATCCACAGATTGACCCCGGCCCGCCATGCGCTGTCGTCCAGCGTGGAGTCGAACGACGAACCGCGCAGGCGCGGAATGTCGATCATCATGCGCGGGAAGTCCTGCAGGTCGCAGTCTTCGGGCGTGAGCGGCCGGGCCATCAGTCGTCCCCGTACGGTTGGCGCGCGGCGAAGGTCCCGTCACGGGCGACGTTGCCGAACTTGGTGGTGTTCTCGTCGAAGGAGAGCTTCACGGTGCCGATGGGACCGTGGCGCTGCTTGCCGATGATCAGGTCGGCGAGGCCCTGACAGGCGCACATCTCGTCCTGCCAGGTCAGGTGCTCGTCCGTGCCCGGCTTCGGCTCGGCGCGGCCCAGGTAGTAGGCCTCCCGGTAGACGAAGCAGACCACGTCCGCGTCCTGTTCGATGGACCCGGACTCCCGAAGGTCGGACAGCTGGGGCCGCTTGTCCTCGCGCTGCTCCACTTGGCGGGAGAGCTGCGACAGGGCGATCACCGGGACGTTCAGTTCCTTCGCCAAGGCTTTCAGGGCCTGGGTGATCTCGGACACCTCGGCGACCCGGTTGCTCTCGCGCGAGTGCCGGCCCGTGGTGACGAGCTGCAGGTAGTCCACCACGATCAGGTCGAGGCCCGTGGTGCGCTTCTGGCGCCGGGCTCGGGCCGAGAGCTTGGCGATCGGCAGGGCGCCGGTGGCGTCCACGAACAGGGGGGAGTCGTTGATCTGGATCGCCGCGTCGCGGACGGTGGCGTAGTCCCTGATGTCGATCTCGCCCTTGCGGAGCTTGTCGGACGACACCCCCGACACGTCGGCGAGGATCCGCATACCGAGCTGTTCGGCGCTCATCTCGAGCGAGAAGAACAGGACGACCCCGCCCTCGACGGTCTTGCGGGTGCCGTCAGGCTGGGCCTCGTAGCGGTACTTGCTCGCCACGTTGAAGGCGATGTTCGTAGCGAGCGCGGTCTTACCCATCGAGGGGCGGCCGGCGAGGATCAGCAGGTCCGAGGGGTGCAGCCCGCCCAGCTTCTGGTCCACGTCGATCAGGCCCGTCGACAGACCGGCCAGCTTGCCGTCCCGTTCGAAGGCGTCCCCGATCATCCGCACGGCCCCGGTGAGGGCGTGGGAGAAGGTGACGACGCCTCCCGAGCGCTGGCCCGTCTCGGCCAGGCTGTAGAGTTCGGCCTCGGCGTGCTCGATGATCTCGCGGGCGTCCGCGTCGTGGTCCTTGCGGGCCGCGTGGTCCACGTCTCCCGCAATGCGGATCAGATCACGGCGTCGGGCCTGCTCGGTGATGACGCGGGCGTAGTCGGCGGCGTTGGCCGCCGGGGGCGCACGGTCGAACAGGTCCGCCAGATACGGCAGGCCGCCGGCCGCCTCATAGGCGCCGTGGTCCTTCACCTTGTCCTGAACCGTGACCGGGTCCGCGACCCGGCCCGCGCTCACCAGGGCCGTGATCGCTTCCCAGATCGCGCCGTGCAGCGGCTCATGGAAGTGCTCTGCACGGAAGCTGTCCGGGATGCGCTCGAACGCCCCGTTGTCGAACAGGACGCAGCCGATCAGGCCGTGTTCGGCTTCCAGGTTATGGGGCAGGGCCGAGGCGGGCTCGTTGAGGCCGTGGGCTTTGACGAGGGCGACGGTCACCGCCGCCTCCCCGCCTGCCGCTGCATCCGCCCCACCGCGGCACCGAGCAGGGCCAGGGCCTCTTCATGCCCATGGGTGACGGAGAGGCAGGCGACCACGGCCCGGGTCATTTCCTGGGCGCAGAACTTTCGAAGCTCGACCGTGGGCTGGCCCAGGACCGTGTCGGCCATGGCCTTCCAGGCCTGGTCGGTGATGGTGGCGTGAACGCGGGACTTGGCCCTGGGGCGGGCGACCGTGACGGAGGCCTTCACGCGTAGAACCTCATCACGACGCGAGCGAGCTCGGAGGCGGGGCGCCAGCGCTTGTGCTCCTTACGGGAGCGGTCCCGCTCGGCCTTCCGGTGGCCGCAGCAGTACGGCAGGGGATGGCCCTGCGCGTCCCGCTCGGCCGCCTCGGCACAGAACAGGGCCTCATCCATCCGACCGGGGCCGGGGTCGTTGATCGGCCACTTGCAGGCGCCGTGCGGAAGATCGGCCAGCACCTTGGGATCGCTCGGGACCACGTTCAGGGTCGGCGCCGGAAGGGGCCTGGACTCCGTGCCGCCCGGCTTGAGGCCGATCCCGTGCGGGTTGTTGCCCTTCGGCTTGGCGACGGACGGGGCCTTGGGCTTGTCGCCCCGCTCGGCCGCCGCCTCGCGCACCGTCCGCGGATCGACGCCGGCCATGCGCTCGGCGTTCGTGCCCCACACGTTGCGACGGAGGTTGGCTCGGTTCACGACCGGCGAGCGCGCGCGATCCCAGCCCCTGCGGTGGATTTTGCCGATCACGGCGTTGCGGGTGAACGTGGTCCCGAACTTCTTGTTCAGGGCCGCCGCCGTCTCGGCACAGCTACGGCCGTCGTCGATGTAGAGGCGCTTGCACTCGGCCTCGATAATGTCGGTCCAGCTCACGCCCAGCCCTCCGTCAGACGGAAGGCCCGAGCGCGCTGCAGGGTCCGGGCACGATAGGCGGTCAACCGCGCTTCCAGGTGCGCGTACCGCCGCTTGCGCCGGCGGGCGGCTTCGACCTGCTTCTTGAGCTGCTGGAACACCTCGTCCCCGGCCAGGATCTCCTCGTCCGTGCGCGGGTCGGCGGCGCGCAGGGCGGCGAGGTCAGGGCGCTTGGGCGCGAAGGCCGCCAAGGCCCAGCGCCAGCACCCGGCCGTGGCGAGCAGGCTCACCCCCATCCACACGGCGGGACCCGTGTCTCCGATGGCGAGCATGGAACCGCCGATCAGCACCATGGGCACGGCGGACACGGCGAACGCCCCGTGCAGCAGGGCACGGTCGCTCGGGACGTAGTTCATGGAACGGGCCACTTTGCCCTCTCCCCCTATGTGGCCTGCCGTTCCGAACGGCGCCGCAAGCCTCCGCGCCTAAACTCTCGATGTTGCCGGCGCCCCTGCTCTGTCGGCGGGGCTGACGGCGGGTAGTCAGACGGCCTTGAGGGCCGGTCGTTGTTGGGCGGCTTCCGCGGCCTGACGGGCGGCGCGGACTTTCTGCAGAGCGGCGTCGGCCTGGCGTTCTTCCTCGGCCAAGCGGTCGAGCTCGCGGGGGGTGATCCGGCCATCGGCCAGCACTTCCCGGGCGACCCGCTGCAGGTCGGCGGATTCCTCCGTCAGGGTGAACACGGCCTCGCGGAGGTCGGACGCCTCGGCCTTGGGCTGCTCGAACCGGTCGAACAGGGCGGCCGAGTAGATCGGCCGACCGCAGTAGGTCTCCAGGTCCGCGATCACGTCCGCCGGCATGAAGCACTCCTCATGCGGGTTCTGGTATCGGGACAGGTTCGCCTTGCTGACGCGGCAGTTGGCGGCGCACTCGTCGAGGCCGCCGCAAGCGGTGATCAGTTCACGAGCAAGCCGGGCATGTTCACGCGAGGTCACGGTTCGTTCTCCTAGAGCGTTCCAATGACGCCGTTACGGGAGCGGCTCAGGTTGATCGGCGTTGGGGTTGTCGGGAGGGCCTGGGCATGGCCGCGGCTGTTTTCAATCTGGACGCCTGGCGCACCGCCAAGGCGCTGATGTTCGAAGCCGGGTTCCACCAGGACGCCCAGGCCGACGTGTGCCGGCGAGCCGCCGAGAAGTTCAGGACCCGTGTTGAAGTGCAGGACGCGGGGCGAGCCGACCAGGAACGTACGGCCCGCCCCGCGCGCACCACGCGCCGGGGAGGAAGCGGCGCGGGATAGGTGGCGGGCCCCCAGCCCTTTTCCGAAAAACAGGGGGCCCGCCCGCCCGAGGTCCGCCGATCGGGACGGCGGGTTGCTGGGGCCATCTGAATGGAGCTTAGCGTTCACGCGGCAGCTCCGGCCTGGGCGGACGGGCTACGCCTTCTGGACTTGCGGTCCAGGGCCTCGCGCAACTTGCGGAGAGTCGCGCCGCGGGGCTCAAATCGGTCGTTCTTCCACCGCCACCAGGTGGATTGAGCCACGCCGGCATCTTTCAGCACGTCGGGCACGCTCACGCCCGCTTTGGCGCAATCGTCCTCAAACTGCTTCAGGGGGTCGATGAACATGGGGTGATGATATGCAGAACTGCATGCGAAGGCAAGCAGACATGCATGCAGACGTGCATGCGTCCGCGCGGCACAACGTCCCCACCATGGGGGACTATAAGGAACAGGCCCTAGCGTACCTGCGGACGGTCATTGAGCTGACCGGCCAGACCGCAACCGCGCTCGCGCGCAGGGCCGGCGTCAACCAGACGACGTTCACCCGCCCCCTGAACAGCAAAGAGCACAAGTACGCCATCAAGTTTCAGGCGCTAAAGGATCTTTCCGCGGCGACCGGGATACCTTTGCCGCCCGAGTTAGTTGCTGCTCGGGAAGCGGGCCGTCCGCCCGTGCCGGCTGAAGTCGTGTTGGATATCCGCTACGAAGTCGCCGCTACGGGGTTTCTCCCCCGGGCGGATCTGCACCAGGAGCCGATTGGCCGCCGCAAGGTCCCATCCGTCGCTCCCTTCGCCGACTATCCGCAATGGCTCGAGCGCGTCGTCAACGACTCGATGAACATGCTGATCCCGCCAGGATCCGAGGTCCACGTCGTTGACGCGATCGCCATGAACTACGCGCCACGGCATGGAGACATCGTCATCGTCGAGCGCACAGCGGCGCAAGGCGCCCTCGTCGAGCGCACCGTCAAGCAGATCGAAATGGGCCCGGACGGTCCCGAGTTGTGGCCCCGGTCGTACAACCCACGCCACCAGGCGCCAGTCCACTTGTCGGCCGGAGCCGAGCACCATGACGACCTTTCGGTCCAGATCGTCGGACTGGTCGTGCGCTCCTATCAGTTTTTCACGGGGGACTAGCTCATGAGACGTCTCGCGTTCGCTATCGCCGTCGCCCTCTATGGTTCGCCTGCGATTGCGGCCGGGCCAGAGCTTTGGCGGGGGACCGAGGCCGGCATGACCGTTGCCCAGGTGCAGGCGGCTATGCCGTCCGCCACCCCCGGAGATGGAAACCGATGGCGCGACACAGAGCGCCTCCTGAGCGCCAAAGGCGTGCCCATCGGGGACGAGGTCGCCACCGCGCACTTCCTGTTTCGAGAGGGCCGGCTGGGCGTTGTGTCCCTGGCCTTCGACAACTTGAACCCAGGCATCGCCGCCAGGCGATCCAACATCGACCGAGCCATCCGGCTTTCTGGTCTTGTAACTCAGAAATACGGTTCGCCGTACGCATGCGGCGAGAAGTCCCGCGGCAATCTCGGGGCGTTCGAATGCGAATGGCGTTCCGGTAGCTTGGCGATCCGGCTCAATTACTCCGACGTCGGCGGGGACTTCCCGTCCATGGGCCTAAGCTACCAACGGGCGGACGCCACCACCACGGACAACCTATGAACTAGATCTGTCCGGCGGACCGCAACCGGGCTTCGATCTCGCCGACAAACGCCACCTCTTCAGACCCAATCACCCCGTCCGCGTCGACGACGCGACGAAGCGAGCGCATGAGCGCCTTCGCGTCGCCCTCGCCCGCGGACAGGCGGGTTAGCGCGCGCCAGAACGCACGCTCATCGGGAACCCAAGAGCGGACCCGCTGACGCACGCCGGCCTCGGTGACCCCCTCCTCGGGCCATCGGTTCATGACGTGTTTCACGATTTCGTCCTGCTCGCCTGCGTCCACCCAGCCATCAGCCGCCGCGACAAAGCTCAGGACTATGATTTCGTCCCGGCACTCCTGGACGGCCATGAGGTCCGAGGATCGACCATCGCAGTCTGATGACGGCCCTTGCAGGAGGGGGTGACGGCGAAAATACGCCAGTCCGTCCTCGTCCACCTCGCCCGTCGACAGGTCTGTGACCTCGACGATGCGGGACGCGACGAACGTCCTAAGCGCGTGCCGCATGTGGCAGAAGGCGGTCACGCGGATCTCGGTGTGTTCGTGCTTCAGGTTCCGCAGCGTGACACACCTGCCGCTCAGCTCGCGCTTGGCGTCATGGTAGATCAGGTGGAACGCTATCGGCGGCGCCGGCGGATCGTCCACCGCCCCCGTCATGCCGTCGTCGTCGAACTCCGGCCCCTTGATTGGTCGCCCGAACCGCTCCGCCCTGGCCTCGACTAGCCGCCGGCACAGCGCGGCCCTCGCCTCCACGAAATGGTCTAGGTTCAGCGGAGCAACCGCCGCTATCGCCCTGTTTGCCATGACCCCACCTCGCAACCCTGCCGAGGTTAATTGACGCCTGGGCACTTGGCCGCATGCATTTCTGCATTGACGATATGCATGCAGTCCTGCATATTCTCTCCCTACCGAGGGAGGGCGCGCAATGCTGCACCAGCCGATCCAATCCGATCCGGTCGAAGGGTTCGAGCATGTCTCGGCGCCGCTGGGCCGGGTCATCGAGAGCCTGACGGAAAGGGCTGAGCGGGTCTCGGCGCTGGCCGCTTCGATCACGGCCCTGCACCTCAGCGCCGGCCGGAGCATCACCACGACCCGGGCTCGCGCCGCGGCGGGGACCATCGTGGAATACGGCAACGATCTGGAGCGGGCCATCAGCGCCGCGCTCGCGCAGGGTTGGCGCGACACCTGGGGCGACCTGATCTCCTACGAGTCCCTGCTCAAGAAGGCGGCCGGCGAATGACCGACTCCCGCCTCTACACCGCAGCGGAAGAAGCGCACCTGGTCGAACGGCACCTCGGGGCCGCGGCCACGTCCCGCCCCTTCTCGCGCCACTTCGCCGAGGTCCAGGTCGAGTACGCCCAAGCCGCGCTCGCTCGCCTGTCGACCCTGATGGAAGCGCTCGGAGCCGAGATCCAGCGCTCCCAGGCCATCACCGAGAACAAGGACGCAGCCTAGATGTCCGAGAAGCTGATCATCATGCGAGAGGGCCTGCTCGCCTCGCTCGCGAAAGACGCCATCACCTTTGGCTCGCTCATGGTCCTGCCGTGGTTCAACCACGCTTACGGCGGGGGCTCGGGCTGGATCTACGCCGCCATCGCCTTCTCCTGGTTCGTGACCATCGTCGCCCGCGCCTCGGGTGCCCGAAAGAGAGCGACCATGTCTGCGGCAGAGGCCCGGGCGTGGCTCGACGCGAACTATCCCGTGGGGAAGGACGCCGCTTGATGTCCTACGTCAGCGAAGCCCACCTTCCGCTCGCCCGCCGCGGCTCCAACATGGTCCGCCTCACCAAGCAGCGCCGCCGCGGCACCCTCCTGGGCCACCTGATCGCCGCCGGCGT